AGATTACACACTAGCTTCAGGCGGAACACAGATTACATTTACTACAGCACCTGCAAGTGGAGCATCAATTTTTATTGTAGAAATATCTGGTGCAGTCGGTGGACCAATAAACTCAGATTTAAATGGTAATGAATTAGTATTAGACGTAGATGGTGACACAACAATTACAGCAGATACAGATGACCAAATAGATATTAAGATTGCAGGAGCAGATGATTTTAGATTTTCAGCAAATGCAATGAATGTGTTATCAGGCTCTACACTTACAATAGATTCAGGTGCAACGATAACTAATAGTGGCACAGCCAATGGTTTTGGTGGTATTACTATGGCTGATCAGTGGAGAGTAAGTGCTGCAATTACATCGCCTTCACAAAATGCTGATACTGTTATCAGTTCAAATTGGGAAAGGAATGACAGCACAGCTTATGGTAAAATAGGTGATGGTATGTCAGAAAGTTCAGGTATATTTTCTTTTCCAGTTACAGGATTTTATCTTGTTAGATATGTCATGCAGCACTCAGCTAATACTGATACTTATTTTGGTGGAGGTATAGAAGCAACTACAAATAATTCTTCCTATAGTGATATTGCAGAGCAATTTAATTATTTTGATTATACAGGAAGCACGATAGGTGGAGCCATATTTTGTGAGTCTCTGCTTGATGTCACAGATGTTTCAAACATAAAAGTAAGATTTACTTACAATACAAATAACGGAACTTACATAAATGGTAATTCGAGTGAAAATCAAACTTATGCAACATTTGTTAGATTAGGAGATACATAGAATGGCAACTTTAGCTACAAAAATAAAACTTTATTGTGAAGCAAATTCAAAAACTATTGATTTTATAAATGATGTTAGATTAGCAAATGATGGAGATGGAAACATTTATATAAAAAAATGGAACGTTGAAGGTCTTACACAACCAACAGATTCTCAACTTGCCTCATACGAAACAGCAGGTAATACTAAGGAAACACTAGACGCTGTGCTAACAAAAAGAAGAAAAGAATATTTATCTTATAACGAACAATTAGATAAATTGTGGCACGATATTAATGATGGTAAATTTGGTGATTCTGCTAAAACAGGGACTTGGTATACTCACATCAAATCAGTCAAAGACGCAAATAGTAAAAGTTAATAATGTTCGGCATATCTCCTTTTGGTGAATTTGCTTTTGGTGAATCTACTCATCAACCGGTAAACCTAGAGGGTGTTCAAGCTACAATAAGCTTAGGAAATCTTTCTGCTGTTGCAGCAGATGCAGATGTTACCTTAGGAACCAACGTAAATAACATCTCTATTGGTGATCTGACTTTTGTTGGAGCGGCCAATGTAACTCTCAGCGGCAACGGTCTTACATCAAGCCTTGGTTCTATGACACCGAAGGCAGCTGCGGACGTAGCTGTTAGCACTAACTTAGCAGGAACTGTAGGAGTGGGATCTGTGACCATTGTGGCTAAAGCAGTAGAGGTCTTGAGCACTAACCTATTGACATCAACTGTCAACGGACCAGGTGTCGTTACTTGGAATGATATTGACGTAAATGCAAGTCAAACATGGACAAACGTGGAAACATAATATAAATTTGGAGGCACTATGGCATCAACATTTTCAACATCACAAAAATTTGAATTAATCACCACAGGTGAAAAAGCAGGTTTATGGGGCGCTACAACTAATACCAATCTACAATTAGTAGAAGAAGCTGTAGGCGGCTACTTATCTTTAAACGTCGCATCCTCAGATCAAACCTTAACGATTGATAATGGCTCCTCGTCCAATGGACGAAATATGATTATAAAGTTTACCGGCACTCTAGCTGGTAATAGAAGTGTCACTGTCCCTGACTCTATAGAGAAGATGTATTTGATAGAAGACGGAACATCAAGAAGCACAAGTGATTACACCTTAACTTTTAAGACAGCATCTGGCACAGGTGTAACAATGCCGGTGGCTTCAAAGATGGTTGTCTATTCTGACGGCACAAACATCGTTCAACTGTCAGTGGAAAAAGGTTATCACTCTATTGATAGAAACTACACAGCCGTTAACAATGATCAATTGATTATAGACACGAGCGCCGCGGCTAGACAAGTAACACTACCCTCATCTCCTAGCGTAGGTAATGAAGTTACCTTTATCGATGCGAAAGGTTCTTTTGGTTCTAACAATCTAACGATTGCAAGAAACGGTTCTAATATATTAGGGTCCGCATCTAATCTAGTCGTATCAACAAATGGCTCTGCATTTACACTAGTTTTCTTAAACTCGACTCGTGGTTGGGCGTACAAAGATAAAATCTAAGGAGAGTAAATGGCTCTCATTACCTTAGACTTTCTACCAGGCATAGACAAACAAGACACCACTAAAGGTGCAGAACGTCGTTTTGTAGATTCTAATAATGTGCGCTTTCGATATGGACTGCCTGAAAAGGTAGGGGGTTGGTCCTCTCTTCTAACAGATAAGATAGTAGGTGTTGTAAGAAACCAACATCCGTTTACAGATTTAGACGGCAATAGGTACGTGGCCCTCGGAACGGATAAGTTTTTATTATTATACTTTGAAGGTCAACTGTTTGACATTACACCCCTTAGAAGTTCTTTGACATCATCCACGATGGCAACCACAAATACATCAACCTCTGTCACAATTACAACAAGCTCTGCTCATGGAGCAAAAGCCGGTGACATTGTGCAATTGGATAGTGTTACTTTACCTAGTGGCACAGGTCTCAGTGCATCTAATTTTGAAGACGTTAAGTTTCAAATAATCACAGCTCCTAGTACAACAACTTTTACAATCACATCAACTGCCGCTGCTACAGCCACAATTTCTACAGGTGGATCAATGACATGTAAGTTTTACGAAACCGTTGGCCCAAGAGAGCAAACATATGGTTATGGTTGGGGTGTTGGTAACTGGGGTGGCACTGTTGATTCTGCAACAGCAACAACAGTCAATGAAGAGTTAGACGCATCAGAAACAACCATCACATTATCAGACGCTTCTGCTTTTCCTAGCTCAGGCACTATCTTAGTAGACTCAGAACTTATTTCATATTCTGGTAAATCATCTAATGATCTAACTGGTTGTACAAGAGGAGCATCTGGAAGCACCGCAGCAACACATAGTAATGGCGCTACAGCAACCGACGCATCAGACTTTGGTGGTTGGGGCGTGGCTGTCAAAGCAGATCAAGTAGAACTAGAACCAGGTCTTTGGTCTCTAGATAACTTCGGTCAAGTATTAGTTGCTACCGTTGCAAACGGAAAAACTTTTACATGGAACGCAGGAGCTACAAGCGCAACATCGAATAGAGCATCAACAAGCACTTCTAGCTTTTCTACTTCTAATAATCCAACTGCATCAAGAGCTACACTGATATCACCCACTACAAGACACTTAATACACTTTGGAACAGAGACAACAATAGGAACAACTAGCACACAGGATGATATGTTTATCAGATTTTCAGACCAAGAAGACATCAATACTTTTGCACCTTCTGCTGTCAATGCTGCAGGCACACAGAGATTACAGGACGGCACTAAAATTATTGGAGCTCTCAAAGCAAAAGAAACAATCTTAATATGGACTGATACAGCTTTGTATACCATGAAGTTTATTGGTGCGCCTTTTACATTTGGCTTTGAGCAAGTCGGTACAAACTGTGGTTTAATCGGTAAGAATGCCGCTGTCGAAGTAGATGGTGTTGCCTATTGGATGAGTAACAATGGATTCTTTCTCTTTGACGGTACAGTCAAATCATTACCTTGTTCTGTTGAAGACTTTGTTTACGACGATATTGATTTAACCAAAGGACAACAAATTACAGCAGGTGTCAACAATCTGTTTACAGAGATTATTTGGTGGTATCCTTCATCAGGTGAGAGTTTTAACGATAGATTAGTTGCATACAATTACTTAGAGTCTATGGGATCACAGGTTCCTGGCGGTATTTGGTATACTAGCACAGAAGGTCGTACTTCGTGGATGGATGCTAAAATATATCCTAAACCTTATGCAACATCTTATTCATCTAGCGACACAGGAACTTTTCCAACAATACAAGGTGTCACCGGACTAGGTGGTACAACTTATTTTGAACATGAAATCGGTAATAATCAAATCAATACTGATGGATCGAGCACCGCGATTAGCTCTTTTGTAAAGTCATATGACTTTGATCTAGAGGGCCAAGGCACAGAAGGAGATCGTTTCTTATCTGTTCGTCGTTTTATACCAGATTTTAAATCATTAGAGGGCACGGCTAAAGTAACGTTGGCCGTGAAACGTTTTCCATCACAAGATGACTCATCGACAGGTTTGAGTCCTTTCTCAATCACATCTGATACAACTAAAAAAGACACAAGAGCTCGTGGTCGATACATAAATATTAAAATAGAAAATGATGACATTGATCAAAGCTGGAGGTTTGGTACTTTCAGTTTAGATGTACAACAAGACGGAGGCAGATAATGGCAAAGATAAATGTTAAAATACCAGAACCAAAAGAAGAATACGATACATCTAATCAAAAACAGATAAACAGATCCATAACTACAATTATTGAACAGTTAAACTCTACTTATCTAGATGAAATCAAACAGGAGCAAGAGCGATTCTCTTGGTTTGTAAGTGGCTAATATATATAAAAATGCAAAAGTAGATTTAACAACTA